GCCAACATCACGGTGGGGACCGACGCCTCGGGCGTCACCATCAGCGGCGGCGCCGGTGGGGGCTTCTCGGCAGGCGCGTCGAACCTCGGCAACACGGCCGGCGCGACGGGCGTGACCGGGACGCGCCTGGTCCTGGTCGGCACCAACAACGTCACCCTCAGCCAGACCACCGACGCCAACGGCGCGACGATCAGCATCAGCGCACCGAACCCCGGTGGCGGCGGGGGCATCACGCACTCGTCGTTCAACGCCTACGGGATGCGCATGGCGCGCGTCACCGACCTGCTGAATGCGACCCTGTGGGTGATGCCATGGCAGGTGCCCGCGGCATACCAGCATGACCGGGTGGTCGTGCCGATGTCGTACTCGCAGGCCACCAACTCGACCCTGACCGTCACGGTGTCGGGCTGGTTCGGGCTGTACACCAAGAACGCGTCCACCCTGTCGCTGGCCTCGTCGGGCTCGGGCTCGTTCAGCATCCACGGCCCCGGCACCAACTCATCGTCGCTGTGGATCGGCAACCGGCACATGACCTTCGGCTGGACGAACACCGTGCCCGCGTCGGACTACTGGCTGGGCCTGGTGGTGCGGACCTCGACGGCCGGCGCCAATGCGACGCTCGGCCTGCGTGAGTTGAGCATCGAGAACTCGAACTATTCGGGGCTCATGGGCCAGCCGACCAACGCCACCGGTCAGCTGACCCTCGGGATGGGCACCTACACGGTGACCACCGCGGGGATGCCCAACTCCATCGGCTTCAGCCAGATCAACGGCTCGGGCTCGCGCGCCCATCGCCCGCCGCCCGTCTTCTTCCATTCGGGGACGGTGTAGGGATGAAGCCGACCATCGTCATCAGCGCGAATGCGGGCGTCCACAACGAGGACCTGCGGGCGGCGACCCGGCGCATCCGCCGGGGCAAGGGCTACCGCGACCTGTCTACGGTCATCGTCGTCCCCACCCGCGGGATGATCCCGGCCCGCGCGGTCGAGACGTGGATGGGCCTGATGACGCCGATGAACAACCCCGTCGTGCGCCTGTTCGTGTCGGGCATGGAGGTCGGCGAGGCGTACAACGCGGCGGTCGAGATGATCCTCGCCCAGCTGCCGCAGTTCCGCTACATGCTGACCCTCGAGGAGGACAACCTGCCACCACCCGACGGGCTGCTGCGGCTGTACGAGTCCATCGACGACTACGCCGCGGTGGGCGGGCTGTACTGGACCAAGGGCGAGGGCGGGCAGCCGATGATCTACGGCGATCCCAAGGGCGTGCTCGCGTTCCAGCCGCAGGTGCCGCAGCCGGAGAAGGTCCAGGAGTGCAACGGCTTGGGCATGGGCTTCACGCTCTTCCGGATGGACCTCTTCCGCGACGAGCGCATCCCGCGGCCGTGGTTCAAGACCGTCCAGACATGGGACCGCGACAAGGGCGGGCAGCAGGGCACGCAGGACCTGTACTTCTTCGCCAACGCGCGCAAGGCCGGCTACCGCATCGCGTCGGACAACCGGGTCAGGGTCGGCCACTACGACTTCGGGGGTGACATGGTGTGGTAGCGCTCATCGATCGCGAAGACTGGGCACCGCGCAGGCTCGACATCGCCTGCGGGCAGCGCAAGCGTGACGGCTATACCGGGATCGACCGTGACCCCTCGGCCGACATCGTGCACGACCTCTTCACGTATCCCTGGCCCATCCGCGCGGGCTCGGTCCGCGAGGTCAACATCAGCCACTTCGTCGAGCACATCCCCCACCACATGGAGGGCTGGGACCGCGACGGCTGGTGGCTCTTCTGGGACGAGGTCCATCGCATCACCCGCAGGGGCGCCAAGGTCGACATCGTCCATCCGTACGTGATGTCGGCCCGGGCGTTCTGGGATCCCGAGCACGTCCGCTTCATCCACGAGGCGACGTGGTACTACCTCGACGCCGAGTGGCGCAAGGCGCAGCTGCTCGACCACTACCCGACGATCGCCGACTTCGAGGTGGTCGTCATCGAGGGCATGGGCGTGCCGGCTGACATCCAGACCCGCAACGCCGACGCACAGGACTTCGCCCGCGCCCGCTACTGGAACGTCCTGGCGGACCTGCGGGTCGAACTCAAGAGGCGCTAAAGGATGCTGCTCCTGCTGTTCATCGGCCTCTCGGGCGGCGAGCCGCCGCAGCCACCGAGCGGCGGTCATCCGCCACGCCGCCGCCGTCGGCCCATCATCGTGCGCTCGCCCGCCCCGGACCCGTACCGCGACGACGATGACCTCTTCGTCGTCCGCATCCTGTGAGGTAGCTCATGGACTACATGAAGGCCGAGCGTGTCGGCAAGAACAAGTGGCGCGTCCTGTCCATCCCGTTCGGCGGGCCGTTCGAGGGCAAGGACCTTGACGGCGAGTACTTCTCGGCGCGCACCGACATCAAGCCCGACTGGTTCGACCGCCGGCCGCTGGTCTGGCAGCACAACCTCGACGCGACGATGAAGGCGGACCCGGTCATGGGCACCGCCGACGACACCGAGCTCGAGGATGACGGCTGGTGGTCCACGCTCTGGCTGGATCGTTCACACCGTTACTGGGCGCAGGTCAACGCGCTGCTCGAGGCCGGCAAGATCTTCGGCTCGTCGGGCACCCTCCAGACCTTCGCCAAGACCGACCGCACGACCGGCGAGATCCTCGTCTGGCCGTTCATCGAGCAGACCCTCACCCCAACCCCCGCCAACCCGTACGCGCGAGTCGTCGCGGCCAAGGCCGTGTCGCACTTCGACGAGGCCGGGCTGGCCCTACCCGCCGCCGTGCGCGGCATCTTCTCCGACCTCGACGGCCCCACGGCTGACCTTCGTCCCGACCTGGCAACGGCGGTGGATGCGGCGATGCGCGAACGGCTCGCAGGGGACGTGCTCCGACTCGTGGAGCGCGCCAAGACACTGTAGGCCCGCGATCGCTCGCTAGCGGGTGTCTGAAAGGAACACCCAACCCGATGCCTGACAGTCGCATCGAGCAACTGCGGGAGGAGATCAAGGACCTCGCCGAAGAGGTGGTCGACAAGGCCGACATGCCCATCGACCGCGTCCAGCAGATCGAGGCCGAGATCACCGCCAAGTCCGCTGCGCTCGATACCATCATTTCCGAGAACCGCACCAACGCCCTGGAGTCGAAGCTCTCCGAGCTCGACGACCGCCTCAAGTCGTACGCCCGGGAGGGCGCGAAGGCCAAGGCCGCCGCGATCCTCGCCGGTGCCGGGAGCAACGAGCCGGCCATCAAGACGATCGGCCCATACAGCGAGACCAACTTCCTGTCCGCCCTGGTCAACCGCCGGACCGGCGATGCCGAGGCGCAGGAGTTCGTGAAGGCCGTCCTCGGGACGAGCAGCGCCACTGGTGGCGCCATCGTGCCGGGCAACTTCGTGTCCTCGCTGGTCGACCAGATCGCGCTGGTCAACCCGTACCGCAGCCTGTTCAACGTCGTCGACGGTGTGCAGGGCGCGGGCGTCAACATCCCGTATGAGGTCACGGCGATCACGGCCGCCCTCCTGCAGGGCGCCTACGGCTCGAACAAGGACATCCGTGACTGGAGCTTCGGCACCGCCACGGCGACCCTGTACCAGATCGCGCAGATCGCCGACATCGGCAACCAGCTGCTCCGGCAGTCCAACGGTGCCGCCGAGGCATCCGCACGTCGGCGCCTGTCGCGCTCCATCGGCCTCGCCGAGGCGCAGTTCATCAACAACGGCTCGGGCACCAACCAGCCGCTCGGGTTCTTCCCGGCGTTCCTGGCCTACGGCGACCCGGCCGCGTTCAAGACCACGCTGTCCTCGGAGCCGCGTGCCGCCGCCCTCGGGCGTGGCATCTCGGCGCTGGAGCAGCGCGGGATCCCGGCCGACAACCTCGCGGTGGTCATGGCTCCGGCCGACTACTGGGAGATGGCGACCGAGGGTCTGGGCACGTCGTACGCCGGCGGCTGGGCCATCGACCCGGCCGAGGGCGCGTCGGCCTCCCCGCCCCCGGATCGTGTCTGGGGCGTCCCGGTCCGCCGTGACGCCACGTGGCCTGCCGCGCAGGCCGGCACGGCGCTCATCATCGAACGCTCCGAGGTGGAGATCTTCACCGGGCAGGGCTTCACGGTCGATGTCTCGTCCGAAGCGGGCTCGCGCTTCGACCAGAACATCACCGGGTTCCGCGCGGAAGAGGAGTTCGGCTTCAACGCCGAGCCCTACGTCCGCACCGGTCG